TCTGGGGGGGGCCACTACTAATAGTGGCATGATGTGCCGACACCACTACCTGTAGTGGTGCCGGGGTCACCCAGGGAAGGAATCTATTGCGGGCGAAATTTTGCTGCAGTGGCGGGCTCTCCTTCGCAGCGCCTATGAGTGGTATATTTTGCCCCCGTATACTGGATATATTTGCCTAGTATACTGCAATGTTTGCCGTATACTCCCAGTATGCCGGATCCTGAGCCTCCCTTTTCTTTAAAACAGATAGCCGACGCCTTTGGTGTTACCAAGGGGGCCATTCAGCGATGGGACAAGCTAGGGCTGAACCGATCTTGGACCATGCAGCAGATTCGAGATTGGCGACAGGCGAACGATGCTGCGCGCGTGAAATCCACAAAGGAAAAGCCTCCTCAGAAAGAGAAGAAGCCTCTTGCGCCAATCGTGAAGAACGCAGGGCAAACGGTCGAGCAGGCATCGACTCCCATGCTGACGCTTTCAGAGGCTCGCACTGAAAAGCTTCGCAAGGAGGTCGAGCGCTTAAACATCATGATCGCCAAAGACCGAGGAGAGTTGGTGTCTCGCGCAGAGGTTAGAGAAGCAGGGATTGCCATTGGCGCGCTTTTGTCCGCGGAGGTTGCTGCAATGGTGAACGATCTTCCTGGGCAATTGGCCGGCCTTGACGAGATTGGCATTCGCGCCGGCTTGTTAGCTCGGACGGATGCTTTGCTTGTTTCAATCAAGAACAAATTATGATCAACCCGTTGGCAGAAGGTATTTCGGCAGGGATCGTGACCAGTTTTCAGGGTGATCCATTGGATTGGCTTGTGGAGAATATACGACTACCACATTCCGCAAGATCTCAGCGGTTCTCGCCTGACAATGCTCCTTGGTTAAATGACGTTTTTTGTGCGGTATGCAACGACAGGGTGAAACAAATTGTGGTTCGCGCTCCGACTGGCGGGGGAAAGACGACTCTATTGGAGTTGGTTGTTCCATGGATTATTGCACAGCAACCTGGGCCGATGTTATTGGTGGGGCAAACAGATGAGACCGCATCAGACTGGGCAGAGTCTCGCTTGATGCCGATTCTTGAGGCCTGTCCGCCTGTGGCTCGACTGTTCCCGCAAGACCGGCACAAGAAGCGCAAAACGGCGATCATGTTTAGCCACATGGCGCTCTTTATGTCCGGGGCAAACATGTCTTCTCTTCAGGAAAAGTCCATGCGCTACTGCTACGGGGATGAGTGTTGGCAATGGGATCAAGGGATGATTGGCGAGATGAAGAAGCGGCACCATGACCGATGGAACCGAAAAACCATTTTAGTGTCTCAGGGGAGTGCAACCAAAGATGATTTTGATAATGAGTTTCAGGCCGGCGAGATTCACGAATGGGGGACAGAGTGTGAATCGTGCGGGCAGTGGCATAAGTACCTTTGGACTTCGATTAAGTATGACGAGGCCAAGACCTCGACGGGCGAATGGGATTGGGCTGGGGTTGCTGCAAGCGTTCGGCATGAATGCCCTCACTGTGAGTTTGTCACATTGGACACAACGCAGGGCCGCCGCGGGATGTCTGGCCGCGGCAGATACGAAATCGAAACAGAGAACCAGCCTATCGCAGGAAACGTATCATTTACATGGCCCGCCCAGAGTGTTTGGTGGATCTCTTGGGCAGACATGGTCATTGAATGGATCAAGGCTAATGACTCAAAGAAACGAGGAGTCACAGAGCCTTTAAAGCAATTCCGGCAAAAGCGACTTGCGCAGTCCTGGAGCGACGAAGTGGAGCTGCCTCAAATGAACCTCACTTCGGGCGATTATTTCTTCGCGGATCATATCGATGGTCAACCCATTGATGGAGAGGTTAAGCGGCTTATTGGGATTGACCGCCAGAGAGATCACTTCTGGATGATAGCTCGAGCATTTAGGGCCGATGGCAGTAGCCGGTTGATTTATCATAGCAAGGTTTTGACTGTAGAAAACATTCGTGCGATTCAGCAACGGCTAAAGGTCCCTGACAAATTGACGTTTATGGATGCCGGTTATGACACTGGGCTCACTTATAACGATTGCGCCAAGTTTAATTGGACCGCGCTTCACGGGTCCGGCAGGAAATCGTTTACGCATGTGATATATAACAAGAATGTGGAGCGGTTTTACTCGCCAGTGAAAGATGCCCAAGCCCCTGATGGTAATCGGGCAAGGTACATCTTTTGGTCAAATGAAGGAGTGAAGGACCGACTTTCAGAACTTCGCGCCATGGGTTCGCCGGTCTGGGAGTATCCAAAAGATGTTTCACCAGAGTATCTTAAGCAAATAAACTCAGAAGTAAAGCGCGAAGTTGTTGATAAAGCTACAAAGACAATCACTCGAAGATACATGAAGCTTCACAGAGATAACCATTACTGGGACTGTGAGGCCGAGGTGACTGCTGCCGCTTTGATGTTAGGACTCTTAAAGACCACCAATATTGAAGACGAAAATGATGCTGAATGACATTTACTCAGAGCAAAAAAGGCTTTTGGCCTTGATTGAAACACTCAAGAAAGAGGTGGAGGATTACAAAACAAGGCTTGCAAAAATTGCGGCGCTGGTGCATCCAAGATGAGTAACTAACCCTGGGCGGGTTGGTGGACAAATTGCCAGCACCCGCGCATATGCGCACCGAGGGCTTGGACTCCCTTGGACTTCCCGCTTTGCGAGAAGTGGGTGCTGGCTTTTGTTTACAAAGCGTGCTCATTATATGAGGGCAGCACGGCTAATCCTTTCTCTTTTCCTTTCCCGGTCTACGGAAGAACTGTATACTTTGCGGGATGGAAAATTTGATATGGTTACACAAGGCCAAGGAATGATGATTAGCTCATCTGTAAACGGATCGCAGTTTGCATTTTACGCTCAGACAATGCTTTCGCCGTTGGAAGTTGCACAGATGGCGCAACTTGCTATTGACCATAGGGAAGCCGGATGGTGCAGGCCAACCACTAGGACAACCGTGAGGTTCATGTAATGGGATTACTCGATAAAATTAGCACTCTGTTTAAGGGGAAGCAATTAACTCCCAAGGCGGAGTATAATCGCTACCAGAACATGCGCCTTATTGAAGGCGGATGGTGGGCAGAACGTCCTTATTGGCCGACACATACGAGGAGTTTAGATAAAGAGGTCACGCTTTCAGAGTATAGGGTGCTCGTCAGCGCATCAAACCGGCTTTATTATAATTATGGAGCAATTACTAACTGTGTTAATGCATTCGCACAGTACGTTGTTGGTTCTAGCTTTGCTCCTGTGTTTCAGGGCGATGATAAAGAATGGGGGGCATTAGCTGAAAAATGGTTGCATGACGCGCTCGAGATCGCGTACACCGACGGGACGCCTTGGGCTTTAGGGTTGGTTCGCGAAATGATCATGCTCACTCGAGACGGGGATTGCGGAACCGTGTTTACGGAAAGCAAGAATGGGTTTCCCCAATTGCAGCAAATCGCATGGCACCAGATTGCTTCCAGAGAGGGCACTGAAGTTGTCAAAGAGGGGAAATACAGAGGGCTTCCTCAGTGGAATGGTGTCATCAAGAACAAAGAAGGCCGCCCGGTGGCGTACCGTTTGATTGGAGCGCTCGAAGAGCAGGACCGTGACATTTCGGCGCAGAACATGCAGTTGACCATGGAGTCTATTGCGCCTGACCAGTCTCGAGGCTTCCCTGCGTTTACCGCGGCTATACGAGATCTTCGTACCACCCTGAACATTGGGAACAATATCCGCCAGGCGGCAGAGCTTGCCAGCACTATCGGGCTTATCGTTCACAATGAGATGGGCATGGCGGATCCTTTGGACCCTGCGTATGCGTTGCAGGATGTCCCGCCGGTTGGGCAAAGCGGGCTTCGCGTTGAAGAGCGCATGGGCGGCTCGATTCAATATTTCAGGGCCGGAGCTGGAGAAAAGCTTGAGCAACTCAAGAATGAAATTCCGACTGAGGCAACTGATCGGTTGATTGAGCGACTATTGAGGAACGCCATGTTGAGCGGTGGATTCCCGCCAGAATTCTTTTGGAAGCCGGCAGAGGCGAGTGGCGCGAACTCCCGCATGGTTGTCGAGCAGGTTAACCGCAAAATCGCTCGGTCGCAGCACATCTTAAAGGCAGCTTGCAAGCGCAGGATTGGCTACTTTGTTTCAAAGGCCATTAAGCTTGGGCAACTTCCTGCGTATAAGGGTAAGGATAAAGGGGGATTTTTGAAGTGGACGTTTACGCGCCCGCCGATCTTGACCCTTGATCAAGGGTACGCCAACTCTGCCGCCCTCGACGCTTATCGCGCCGGGCTTCGCACTATGACTGAAATCGTGGGAGAAGGTGGGCATACGCTTGAGCAGCACCTTGATCTTCGTGAAAAGGAAGGCATTGCCATTCGGGAGCGCATGGAGCGGTCTGGGTTGCCTCTTGAATCTTTCGTCACGTTCACTCCGAACGGAAATGTAACTCAGCAACAAAAACTCAGCAATGAAACTAGCAAGAGTACTAGCAAAGATTAACCTTCGTCCTTGGGCGATTGAAGCGAGCGGGCAAGCTGCCGTTGCGCAATTGCTAGCAAACAAGCTAGCACGCGCAGAATCAGATGAAATGCCCGATCTTTCTGCGTTTGGCAATGCCCGCCGGCCAATGGCGATTGATTCCAATGGAGTTGCGCACATTTACATTGAAGGAGTGATTGCAAAAGGAATCTCGAAGCTTGAGGCTATTTGCGGCGGGTACGACATTGACTGGCTCGAGGAAGATATTGAAGAGGCCGACGAGGCCGGCGTTAAGGGCATATTTTTTACGATTGACACTCCTGGGGGCAGTTGCGAGGGACTTGCTGAATGCGCAGACATGATCTCTGCCGTCTCGCGAAAAATGCCGACTTGCGCTTATACGGGAGGGACGATTGCTTCGGCTGGGTACTTTCTTGCCTCTAGTTGCTCGAAGATTTACGCCTCCCAGTCCGCCATGGTTGGATCTATTGGCGTTATTATTGGCTGGATTGATTCTTCTAATCAGTGGGCATCTCAAGGAATGAGTTGGGAGCCTATCGTCTCTGGACCGTTAAAGGGTGCTGGAATGGGGCCAAGTTTAACTGAGGCTCAGAGGGCAAGCTTGCAGAGATTGGTGGATGACTCTTATCAGATGTTCAAGGGGAATGTCTTAAAACATCGCAGGGTGCCCGAGGAGGCGATGCAAGGTGAATTATATTTGGCGTCTAGAGCACTTCAGTACAATCTCATTGATTCAGTGTTGACTGAGGATGCTGCATACGATACATTCTTTTCGTTGTTGTAAGTGTTAGTTTGTGTGTATGTGTGGCCCCTAGGGATTAATACTCCCTAGGGGTTTTTTAGTTTACATAGTCAATATAGGGTATGGAACCCACAACCCTATCTGACGCCCTAGAAGCACTCGCTTCTGCCCGCGCAGACCTGTCCGCATTGGAGGCACTGTCCAATGAACATAAGGCCTCTCTTGAGGCTCTTGCCGAATCCAAGCGCGATAACAGCACGTTGGTTTTGGCTATTGAAAATTTGCAAAACGAAAAAGCCGCTTTGGAAGCCTCGTTGCAGGCAGCAAAGGCAGCAGAAGCGGATGCAAACGCAAAGGCGGTTGAAATTGTTGCCTCGCTTGGCGTTGAGCCTGTTGCGGTGGTGCCTGAAGCCGTTTCCGCGAAGCAGTCTTTGGCAGAGCGCCTTGAAGGCGTAACTGATCCCCGCGAACGCGGAAAGATCAGAGCAGAATTTCTCAACTCTCAAAAATAATTAGTTTATGTCCAATCAATTAGGAACGCTGAATTCCGCGCTTATCCTCCAGGAGGCGCTTTCACTTGTGTACACCATTCGTCCTGAGCTTCGTGTCATCACGAAGGACTTGGACCCTATGGGTGCCCTTCAGAATCAGACCGTCATCACTCGTTTGAAGACCATCCCTACGGTGGTTGACGCAACTGACACTATTCCCGATGTCTCGACAACGGACGTGCCGGTGACTCTGTCTTACGCAAAGAAGGTTGGCGCAACCTTTACGGCTGCCCAGCTTAATTCCACGAATCGTAATTTGGTTCGTGAAATGGCCGAGCCCATTGCTCGCGCCATGGCTAATCAGATGGTGGATTCCGTTGCGGCCCTCTGGACCACTGCGAACTTCACAAACGAAACCGTGCAGGCGGCTCCCGACTATACGACTCTTGTTGAGCTTCGTAAGCAGTTGGTTTCTCGCGGTATTCATGGAGATCGCTTCATGGCTGTGAGCCCTGGTGTTTATCAGCTCTTGCTGGAAGACCCTCGGTGTAACCGCTTCTACAAAGCGTTCCTTGCTCCGGGCACTGATCCCATCGAACAGGGTGAACTGTTGCAGACCGCTGGGTTTGCTCGGATCTTTGAATATCCTGACATCCCTCTCACAAACCACATGATTGGGTTTGCTGGCACGGCTGAAAGCGTCATTCTCGCTTCCCGTCCTCCTCTTGATCCTCGTGAAGCCTTTGGTGCTGGTGGAGTGCCGTTCCCAGGGAACTTTGAGATCATCACGGACCCTGTCACCGGCATGAGTGCCGCGGCCGTGGAATGGATTGATCCTTCCACCCTTGCCATTCAGGTTTACTTGAAGTGGATCTACGGTGTGGCAAAAGGCAACTCTGCTGCCGGCGAGCGCCTCGTTTCGTCCGCCAACTAATCGAACATGGACTTGCACCTCACTATCTCGAGGACTGCAACCGGAGAGGTCAGGGTCGCCTACTGTGGCCCTGACCGCCTCGCGGCGCAGAAAGCCTTTGAGACTAATATTGAAGGTGCGGTTGTGGTTGAGTACTTGCCTTATCTGGCAGCTCAACGCATCCGCAAGATCTCGATTCCGGTACAATCTGTGCCGGAAGTTGCAGTTAGTCCCAAAAGGAAATGAGCTTCTTCTCGCAAATGTCGTCTGCTTTTGACCAGGCGACCGCATTTGTGGGCAGATCCTTTATTTATAAAGGGATCACTTACACTGGAATCGTGAACTTTCTGAATACCAGTGAAGTTCTCGATTACGGTGGGTTCCAAACCCATTTGAGCGCGACTATTGCAGTTAACTGTGCGCATATGCCTGAACCGACAAAGGGCGACAGATTAACGATTGATGGCGTTGACCGGCGCATTGTCAATGTGACCAATAACAACGGTGTTTCTTGGCACATCACACTGGAGGATGTCACAAGATGATTGATGGGTTTCTGGCGGAAGCAATAGCAGCTTCATTAAGGACGTCCTTTCCGAATGTTTATGTAGGAATCCCTCAAGATGATGGACGAATTTTAATGCCATCAATCACGCTTCAGCTTCGATCTGATTTTGTAGTTGGATCGCCTTTAGAGCGCGGAACCTTAACATTAATGGTTTGTTCTCAAGCTGATGACACAAGCCCGCATGATCACACCCAATTTGTTTATGCTGTTTCTCAATTTATGAGGAGTATCACCATTGATTCTGATGTTGTTTCACTTGCTGGCATTGTTTCGGCAAGCGGCGATGAGCAGCACGCTGAGCGGCATTGGCAAACCCCTTTAGTTTACACAATTGGTTTTTTACCCAAATCTTAAATATTATGCCAAATTTTGGAGCTGAATCGCTTGGAGGCACTCCGCCTAGCGGATATTTACAAGAATCATCAAAAGATATTACAAAAGAAATTGCAACCATTAGGGATTATAGTGGTCCTGTAGTGGTAGTTGGCGTAAAGCCTAGAAGCCTTACAACAATTGTTTGCAAAACAAAAGGAGAAGCTTCATTTGCTCCTGTCGCTGGGCTTGGCGATTTTTCAAGCGCTGTTACTTCTGCAAAAGTTTCACAGACTAATGATGATTTTTCCACTGCTGAAGCAACCTTTAGCATATATGCATAATTTATGAGTGTTTTTGGATGTACTTTAACTTCTGGTGGCGGGTACTGTGAATCTATCGATATTGAAAAAAAGGCTGAAGTTAAACAGCTTTTAACTTCAACGGGCCGCCATGGCGCAGCTCATACTTACGATAATGTTTTCACATTCAGTGCTCGAGGAAAAGGGACAAATCCCTATACAGCAGGGGCAGGAGATGGAGGGTTGCCTGTAGACGGTGCGGCGGTTATTACTTCTTGTAAAACCACTACAAAAAACGACGATTGGGAGGGATGGGAAATCACAGGAATATCATACGAGCATGGGGCAGTTGTAAGTGTTGGTAATTAATTTAATATCCCTCTAATATATGGAACAGGGCAAATCGTATACATGGTTGGTAGACGACAAGGATGCGTCTAAAAGCGCAAACACAGATCTTGTGATGGCCTGGCACACAATGGGAGGCAAACTTGCTCCTCGGCCTTTTGAAAAGGTCGAGGAGGACGGCAAGCCTCGTATTACTTGGATTGTCGAGACATCGACTCTTGTAGATATTAATGGCGATGAGATTGAATTCTCCGTGTTTAAGAAGCGCTGGGAAGATCTTGAATGGTGCATGGCTAATGAATGGCATCCGATTGCCATCATGCGCGCGTTTCGAGATAATTGCCGAGATGCAAAACGCTGGGCAAGAGAACAGGCAACTGGACTTTGTAAAACAAAGGGAAATGCTCGAATTGTTGTTTATCCGCATTCGCCAGAATGGTTAAAAAAGGAATTTGCCCGATTCGTCTAATATGAACCCGTTTTTCCTGACGTCCGAAAAGATTGGACCCCTTGAACTTCGTCCATGGAGTTTGACCACACAGATGGCAATTTCCGCTTTGTCTGAATGTAAATTTACAGAGTCAGAGCAGATGTGCGCTATGGCATGGCTTCAGAACCAAGACCCGGACGAGGTTATCCAGGCTGTTTCTGACGGCACCGCTGAAACCAAGATTCGAGATTTTTGCAAATCGTTTCCTTTGGCGTTGATTAAGCCTGTTTCAGACTGGTGCGAAAGACAGAATGCTTGTATTGCTAGCGGTCAAGTTGAAGTTATCCCTCGTACTGAAGGAGACGACGGGCCAAAAAACTAGATGGGCCGGAGTGGAGTGAATCGTTTATTGTCACTCTGGCCCGAGAAACAGGATGGTCTGAAGACTTTATTATGAAGCGTGTCCCCTTAGCCCGGTTGATGAAATATTATCACGCGGTGATTTGGGGGCAAGGCGCATGGACGCGCAAGCGCGCGACCAAAGAACAAGAAGCAAGGGTGGACGTCTTGCTTGCCAGCATTGCCCAAAACTTGGAGGAAGACGATGAGTTTTAGTCTTGAAGTTCAAGTGAAAGGAGCTGACGCCTTTTACAGAAATCTTGCCCTTCTTATTGGCACATCGAAAAAGGGAATGAAAGCTGTTGTCAAAACTCAATTTAAAGGAGTTGTGAGAAACATGCTTTCAGTTACTCCACCTAATGGTGGCACCTCTCCCAGCCTTCAAAGAAATGACAACGGGGACAAGACCGGCCGAGTAGATTTTGATTCGGGATTAAAGGCTGGGCGCGCTGCAATAATGAAGGACATCAAGAATGCTTTTTGGCAGATGGATCCTAAAAGTCCTACCAATCAAAAACGATGGGATTGGAGCGTGACTGACAGGTTGCTTTCTGAAAGCGCGCAGGAAACTTTAAATTGGTATTTGTCTATTGCTTCTAGAAAAAAAAGGAAAAGAGTCAATACTCGCATTCGCAGGCCGGCATCTAGAAAGAACGTAGATTTTGTCATTGATTACCTTCACTCTAGGCAAGGCACCACTCTTGCCGGATGGGCTAATGTAGCTAAATATTTTTCGATTTCATTGCCTTCTTGGGTCAAAAGATGGGGAGGCGCAAAGTCTTCCTTTAAAGTTAATGAAGGTGATGATCTTTACTATATCTACGCTGAAAACATTGCGACAGCTCGACAGTTTGACCATTTAAGCCGTCTAGCCGAGATCGCCATGAACATGCAGACCAATAACATGCAGCGTGTTCTTGATGATCTGATTAAAAAGGAATCTCGAAACCTTGGTTTTTTGACTCGTTAATATGGCAACAGCAGTACTTGAATTAAAGGCAGACGCCTCTCAATTAAAGAGAGAAGCAAAAGACGCAGAAAAGGCAATTAAGGGGCTTGCCGAGGGGGTCTCAGGGAAAGGTCCATTTTCGCAGTTGAATATTGGCGCAAAAGATTTGAGCCAATCGCTTCGCAGTATCAAAGACCAGTTTGCTTCTGGAGACATTTTTGGAGCGCTTGCTAATTCCGCCCGCGTCGGAGGCGCTCTTGCAAAGAACCTTGCGCTGTCACCTATCTTGGGGCCGACCGCGGTGGCAATGGCGGCCGTTGGAGGCGCGGCAGCGGGCATGTGGCGAGCGATGGGGAAGTCTACAGAAATGAATCTTCTTGCAGAGTCATCAGCGATGACCACCAAGGGACTAATGGGATTTCAGTACGCGCTGGCTCGAGTGGGCATTGATATGGAGGAAGCCCCAGGGCTTATTTCCCATTTTGCAAACGCCTTGATGGAACTTGGAGACCCTGCAAGCAAAACTGCGTTGGCCCTCAGAAAAGTGGGATTAAGCGCTGGATCTTTTCAAGGCAAGACCATTGAGCAATCGCTCGAGATTACTAAGAACGCACTTGATAGCACAACAAACTCAACGCTCAAGCTTCTTGCTGCTGACGCGCTGTTTTCTGAGCGCAGAGGCAGCCGGATGATTCCTGCGCTTCGAGGGCTTGGAGAATCCCAGGATCTTGCGGAGAAAAACGGTGCTGCTGATCTTTACCAAAAGTCTGGGCAAACCTTTATGGAATTTCAGTTTGCTGTCAAAAGACTTCAGCCTTCGCTTGATGGTTTTTTTGCAGGAATGGCTAGCAAGGTTATTCCTGGTCTTAATGATGCCGCCGGTAAAATTGAAACCTCGAGTCAAAAAATGGCGAGGGCCGGCGAAGCTTTGGGAATTCTTATGAAAGAAGCCGCAGAAATTGCGGCTAAAATAATTACGGCTCCAAAGAAAGCGCAAGGTGTTGTCACTGAGTTTGGAAGAGGAGCGCTTCTTGAAACTATGAAAAGCCTAGGAATGAAACCGGCGTCAAAAGAGGAGTTAGAAAAAGCCAAAAATGAACGGCTTGGAATTGGGCCGGCTCCTGAAACAGGAATGGAGCATCCATTTATGCAAAAGCTTAAACAGGTTGAAACCTACGGCAAACTTCCCGGAGAAGATCCATCAAAGGCAGATCAAGGCTTGAATATCCTATTTAAGCCTCTTGCTTTTTTTGCTCCGATTGTGGATTCCTTGACCAAGATTGGAGGCGGAGGAGGAGGTGCCGGCAATAACACTGTTGATATTCAAAGAGAACAGCTTAATGTTCTAAGGCAAATTTCAGACGGGGTTAGATCTTGGTCCCAATCATTTAAGCCTAACTCAAATTCTTATTTGCCAAGTATTAACGGAAATGCAGCGCTTGCAATAATTGCTTAATTTATGTCCGCCACAATTGTAAAAATTGAACAAGCAAGAGACATTCAAAAAATTGTTCTCGAGACAAAAACTCAACAAGATTTTGCAGAAATAGCGCCTCAAGCTGATCTTCGTTCATGGCGAAGCGAGCAAGTTGACGGGGTTTATACTCTTGTTGAAGAAAAATATACGGACCCAGGCATTCCGATGTGGTCGATGGATGCGACTACATCTACTGAGCCTTTGGAGTCTCATTGGATATTTGTAAGCGGAGTCCCTAGCTTTATGAAGTCATGGTGGCTTGCTTGGAAAAGAAACTCAATGGATCCAAGCTTGACGAAAGAAATGACAGGATCGATAGGCAGTTGGTGGGATCCTGCAATTGATGGTGTTTTTAATCAAAATTTTTCTATTTTTTACGAAAGATGGAAAAATGGATTTGATTCTTTTTTGTCTCCAAGAGTTGTCTTAAGGAAAACAGAATTAACCACCGATGCGCCTAGCGCTTCTGAAGTTGGACAAATTTCAGAAGTCCAAAGCAGGCCTTTTGATGTTCCAGCCGGGGTTAATTTTATTTTGTCTTCTGTGCGATCTCAACAAGAAGGTAACTATTACAGAACAACTTATGAATGGCTTGGTTCAAATGCAAATTCTTCATTCCCTGAGGGAGAAGGAGGAACGCGCGGTTGGGATACTGTAATTTACTCTGCTTCTTAATGATCCCGTTACATTCTTTTCGCCGCGGAGAACAAATTACCGCAGATCAGCTTAATGTTATCTTGGATTCAATCAGAAGAAACACTCTTACTGATGGGTCTGGATATACGCTTAATCGAACTCCATATGGAACAAGTTTAAGAATCAATCAAACTGTTGCTACCGGAGGCGGAGGAGGTGGTGGAGCAAGCGCTGTATGTAAATGGCGGGTTGAAGACATTTCTGAACCAGGAGAAGGCGGCAAATTACATTTAAAAATACGAGTTCATGTTGACGAGCTTAAAGATGTTAATAGGTGGCCTACTGGCACTTCTGATGAACAGAAATACATAGACATTGATCTTGGAAACAACCGAACGGCGGGCTGGGCCGGAGTCTACCTTAGAATTGATGTTAATCAAAAAAATGTACCATTAGAGGGAGACGCTGGTATTAATATCCATGAAATGAATGGATGGGCACAGGAAAACAGTGTGGCTCAAATTACTTATATTGCTGGGGTTACAATAAGTGACGACAATGACGGCAACCCGTATATTTCATTTATTGACAATTATTGTCCTTCTCCATACGTAAAGCCTGCTCCTACGTGTCCATTTTTAATTGAAGACTACGGTCTTGGATTAACCGTAGATCCAAAAATTTCTATTCGTAGCACTCCTGTTCAGCGGCATTACCCAACGGGAATGAATGATACTGACACTTATGTGCTGACAATTCCAGAAACACAGCAATGGTTTGCTGTTTACGCGGTTCTTGTCACTGACAAATATGGGTTTATTCAATTTGGAACAAACGATGTAACTCTTTCTTTAGAAACAACCTACAAAACATCTACTGAAACCATTACTTATTTTTTACTTGGAGAAGTTAACGTAGGTTATGATGAAAACTCTAATCGCGTTATTGATTTTATTTATAATGTTTGCCAAACTCCGTTTATTACGGGCGCTATAAATATTAATGGAGAAGTTATTCCTAGGGGAAGCACTATAAGATGCGATTTTAGAACTTTTGACGCTAGTACAAATACTATTGCTCGAGTTGAAGTTACGCAGCAACCAGTTCTTGCCCCAAATGCTAGATGGCCCGAGGGAATGGGATTAGGATATCCGCCGTTTTATCTTACAATTACTCAGCCTTCATATATTTACATTAAATATGTTTATGTAGATAATGATGTCATTGTAAGCCCAGAGTCATATGCAATTACAATTGCAATTTCCCCTACTCCTTTTTTGAATACTGTAAATGAAGAATATTCTCTTATTGCTATAGTAGATTTTGATGGCGAAAAAATAACAAAGGTGTCAAATAATTGTCCCTTAAATTACCCTCAACCATGTCGCTTAAACTGGAGCGCATCACCTGAGCCGCCGCCCGGAAATGAACCAGAGCCACCGCCAGAGACTCCATGAACTGCTACGAGTTCATGTCTAACTTAGTGAAGGAACTTGATTTCGTGATCACGGTCACGATGAATGAAGACCAAGTCCCGTCGCTTCAAGGTGATGTTGAGTTCACGAAAACGTATCAATATCGCTGGCTTCAAGTTTGCAACAATTGGTATCCGCGCCGATATGCGTATGACTGCCAACGGTTTTATATCCTGACGACAGAGTGGGGCGGGCTGACAACAACCAAACCTCCCGACCAGTGGGACACTAGCAAAATCACGCCTGCGCAAAATCCATACTCTTTTCATTCTAGCGGCGGTTTTTGGCCCAAGCCGTGGGACAATACGGATCCGTATTACGAGCGCGGAGTTGCGGTATGGGAAAACCGAAACGCATACGATCACGTTGTTTATTTTTGGTTTGGAGAAGCAACCGGATTATCGCCCGAAAATATTTGGATCATGTTCGAACGATTTGAGGACGGCGCAACAGGCGTGATGGTTAAAGGGGCACCTCCGCTTCCTTGGCCGTGGGATGTTGAAAATCCGATTGGAACCGCTACCGTAAAAATTCAAAAGAAAGCAACTCCTGCTCCATGATTCCACGCTGGTTAGCTCAAAAACGACACGACACATGCGCCAAGTGCGAACTAGAGCGCGCTTGTTGTGATAAAGTCACAATGCTCGAGGATGCCCCGTTTTGCAGCTTGGGAAAACTTCACAGCCTTGGAGACGAGATTCGCTGGAAGCAAGCCTGGCCGGAAAATGCTCCGCGTCCTTCAGATTGCTGTGGGTCCGCCTTAAATTATTAGTTTACACGACCCCTTTAAAGTATGACGCCCGCACGCACTGCCCAGACTATTGTTCGAGGGGCAGACTATAGTCTAGGCTTTCAGCGGACAGAAAATTCAACTCCCGTTTCCCTTGACGGCGACGAGTTTGACTGCGTTTTGTACTCATCTTCAAACTCAATTTTAGCAACGCCCAGTGTTTTAACTGTTAATGAATTTCAACGGTGCATTTTTATCCCTCACTCAACAACGGTTACGCTTTCGGCTCAAACAGCTAGAATGGAATTGTGGGTTACTCGAATTGAAGACGGGCTTAGGTACATGTTTTTAACTGCGAGGATGACAATTGTATGAGTTGCGCAAATGAATGTGGCGTTGTTGCCATTGAACTTTTTACGGGCATACAAGGGATTCAGGGGAATACTGGACCACAAGGACCACAAGGCCCGCCTGGAAGCTTGACATCCGTATCGGGCGACTTGTCTCTTGTTGCCGGCGGGACTGGCAGCGTTGCCACCGTTACTGGTATTCAGTCTGAGCCTGTCGCCGCAACACCTCCTTCACCCAATCAATTTCTAGCTTATAACGGCACGCAGTGGGTGCCCTCAACATTTTCCGCTGGCTACTACTAACGAGCATGAGTAATCCTATCATTCCAAAACGCAACGCTAATGTTGCCAGCACCACACCTCCTGCATCTGGAGATCTACAGGTTGGCGAGCTAGCGACAAACATTGAGTCCGGCAAGGTCTACCTAAAGGCCAATGCTGGTGTAATTGACATTACCGCCGATCGAGTTGCTAAAAGTCAACTTACAACTCTGGCTACTCCCGACGGGGTAGTGCAACTGCTAGGCACAGGCAAATTGTCGACAACTCAAATTCCGTCTTTAACAACAGCGCAGCTTGGATGCTTGACGACCACAGCCGCGGCGCACTTGGTGCCTCAACTTGACGGCGACGGCAAAATTCCCGTGGCGTTGTTGCCCTCCAGCGTTGTGGGTGGCTTACGCTATAAAGGCGCGTGGACCGTCAACACATCGCCGGTGATCGCCTCTGGAGGCGTTGTGGGCGCTGGCACGGCCGCCGTTGGAGATTACTACGTGGCAGCCAACACAGCCACCGTTGCGACCGCAATTGATGGCGTGACGTCGTTCATCGCGGGCGACCTCATGGCGTTTGGCGGGGATGGAAAATGGGAACGCATCCACGGGGCATCAAGCGAGGTGATCAGCGTCAACAATGTTTCGCCAGTAAACGGCAACGTGACGCTTGTTGCGTCTGATGTGGGCGCAGTGGCAACTACAGCGTTGACAACGGCAGCAACACCTGACGGCGTTCCAAAATTGACTGGCGCGGGTAAGCTTTCGACATCGCAACTGATTGCGGCGACTACGGCAGAGCTTGGCGCGATCCGAGTAGGGACTGGACTCGCCATTGACGGGGCGGGCATTCTCAGCGCCACTGGCGATGGGTACACATTGCCACCCGCAACTGGATCGATTCTTGGTGGCGTAAAAATTGGAACAGGAATTGCAATTGACGGGGATGGCAAAATCACGCCCGACAACACAATCGTGATTACTACATCATCCTCCGCAACTACGTTTAACGGCGGCACATACTAAGCATGAATCCAATCATCCCAAAGACCAACTCCGCGCCGGGGGCAGGCGCACCGGCGTCGTTGTACCTGGGAGAGTTGGCGTCCAATCGTACCACTGGGAAACTGTATCTAGGATGTGATTCTGGTGTTGTTGAAATTCAAGGTGGCGGCGGCGGTACAGCCGGAAGCCAAATTTCAACCTTCACCGGCACAGGATCTCAAACCGCTTTTGCGCCGTTGACAGGCTACAGCAACACGACGGTTGGGAATTATCTAGTGAGCGTTGGCGGCATCGATCAGCGGCCAACAACAGATTGGACAATCTCAAGCGCAAACGGAGGCACAATCACCTTTACCAGCGGAGCACCACCGAATGGCGCGCCAATTGTCGTGCGTGCGTTTGTGGGGGCGTCTGGTGGAGGAGGAAGCGGAGATGCTACATCGCTTCAGGGTCGCGCATTGGCCGACACGGCACCGACTGACGGGCAGGCAGTGGTGTGGGACTCGGCAAACTCAACATGGAAGCCGGATACCGTGTCAGGCGTCGGCGGTAGCATGTGGGACGTAAACACTACGTACAAAGACGGAGACATTGTTACTTATTATTATTACGTCAGTCAAGATTCTAACATCCGTACATTCCGCACGTACATATGCACCGCATCCCTTGGCCAAGCAGGGAGTGGACTGCCAATCACTGGGGAAATTACAGGAATAGCTCCCTTAGAAGACTTTATAGATCCAAATTGTTGGTGGGGGCTTTTAGTTGGAGATTTATCATCGATTGGTGCTCACGGAATAGCTAATACAGTTCCACAAGAAAACGATACTATTGTATTTAGTTCGTCTATTAATAAATGGAAATTTGGGACTGCTATTACGAAAAATCTTCAGGGACGTGCATTAGCCGATACTGCGCCGACAGACGGGCAAGCATTGGTGTGGGACGACGCAAATGGAACATGGAAGCCGGGCACTATGTCAGGCCGCGCATGGGACTCCGCTGCGACTTACACGCAGGGGGACATGGTGGCAACATCTCAGCGCGAGACTTGGATCTGTATTCAGAACGACAACACAAACCATGATCCAACCGAGGCCGAAAGCGCTTGGTGGGCACCATTGCCTGCCGATGCGGTGAGTTTGCAGTTGAGGCCGGTGGCAACAACTGCACCAACTGACGGGCAAGCATTGGTGTGGGACGACGCAAATGGAACATGGAAGCCAAACAGCGTTCTTCGAAATAATGGAAATTCTGAAGCTGGTTGTCTAGCCGTTGGAGTAGGAAGCGTAGCCGATGCAAATAACGCAACAGCTATAGGCATTGGAAGCTCGGCTTACAACTATAGCTCTGTCGCAATTGGATGTGGCGCATTTGCGGGACAAAACGCAACTGCAATTAATGCGAGCGCTTATGCTGGAACAATCGTAATTGGTCCTGAAACTGGGGCTACCGTTGTTTCAATCGGAGGATACAATATTGTGAATATGTCAAATGACATTTCAAACTTGCAATCGAGCACCTCTGAAATTCCTGCAATTAAAAGCAAGGTAAACGAAATTGTTAGTTGGATAAACAACAACGGCGGAAGCATTTCTCCTCTCTAATTTTATGCTGAACAAACCGACAGGCGACATGCTCAACGCGGCAGGATCTGCCACACCTCAGGGACTCGGGACCGCAGCCGCAGGAACGTCCACGGCATACTCTCGCGAGGATCATGTCCATGCGATTCCGACACTGTCCGGCGACGTGACAAATACGGGCGCAGCGGTGACGGTTGCCAAGCTCCAAGGCAACCCAGTCTCCGCCAGTGCTCCCGGCAGTGGGGAAGTGCTGACGTGGGATGGCGCGCAGTGGGCGCCAGCC